TGTTTGTTACATTCTCATAAAGTATTACTAAACCGGATGCCCGTTTACCAAATGCTATGGTATTATTTAAGATGTAATTATTTGAACTCATACCACCTGATCCACTATAAAAATGAATTGTCCATCCTCCTTGAACACCATAAATTATATTCTTTTGTATAGTTATAAAATTTGAGTTGTCAATATAAATACCATGATCTTGCCATTGATAATATTTTGCAATTGTACAACCTTCATCCGGTGCTAATCTTCCTATATTATAGATTAAGTTCTTTTCAATTAATATATGATTTGCTGAAAATAAAGCAATAGCAGATAAACCATTTGTGGTTGCAGTACATACAACCCCTATTGAATTTATCTTACAATTTCGTATCTCTATATAATTACTACCTTCATAAATAGGTATCGCCCAAATTCCAATATCTTTTATTTCAAAACCATCTATCTTTATATAGGAAGCGGTATTAATCATTATCCCAAATTCAGCTGCAAAACTTTGCCCATCTAATACTGCACCCCATTTATGTTCTGCTTGAAATGTAATATAAGAAGATGCAGTACCTGATCGAGTTAATTTAATTACCGCTTGTTCTGATCCGTAATTTGGAATAGTATTTGTATATACACCATCTTTTACAATTACTATATCCCCAGGATTAACAACATCCGCTGCATGTTGTATTGTTTTATAGGGAGCAGTAATTGTTCCAGCATTACTATCATTTCCCGTTGTAGCAACATAACGAGTAATAGCTGAAGAATATAAAGCTATAAACAAAACTAAGAAAACAATTAATAACTTTTTCATACTATTTCATATTAAGTTATTCGTCCTGCAACTTTACGACCTACTAAATGATTGAAAGCACCTGATGATGCATCCACTTGATCCTTATACATACTATATGGAAAGAACCGATGTTCTTCAATATATTCGTGATTCCAAAAACCAGCCATTATTTGAAACAAACCATTATTTACTTGCACAGAATAAGGGTCAGCTCTGAAAACCTTATCTCCGGTTGGTTTATCGGCATAACAGGAATAACCTATTAAATTACGAATGGTTCCTTCTGCAGATTCTTTTCCTCCTGATCCTGGTTCTTGTTCCACGTAAACATATGTATTAACTCCATCAGCAACCGCTGTATCCTTAATAATCTGTTCCCTTTTATTAGAACCCCATTGACCACGCTTTACATCCATTATAACAAATATACCGGATTTCAATTTACACATTTTAACACCGACAGTATATGCACCTTTTCCTTCCGAACTCGCTTTATCCCAATAACGGACAGTTTGTACAATTTCTTTTGAAAGAGGTGGTTGTGTAATTAAAATAAAGCTATCAACGTGAAACATACCTCCACCAGCTGGTGTTGGGTCTTGCCCTATTTGTCCAGCGTATCCATACTGTCCTAAATCCGATTTTAAATCATTTAAATGTTTCCAACTTAAACGTTTTGGATCAAGTAAATCATCAATATAGAATTTAGCTAATTCCGGTGGATTTACTCTGTTCTTATAATTACGAATTTCACCAGGTAAGCAAATATTATAAATATTATCCTTTTTCTTATTAAGAATATGTCCCGTAGGATCATCTTGATGTAATCTCTGCATAATTCCGATTACCACAGAAATTCCCTTATCTGTTTTACGGGTAGGAAGTGTATTATCAATCCAACGATTAGCAATATCACGTTCTTTATCGGAAATTGATTGCGTAGGGTTGATTGGATCATCCCAAACTATAATATCAGCATGGAATCCCATTAATGAACCCCCAACTGATGTAGAATACCTATTACCACCCTGTAGTATCCTTGGAGCCTTATTTAATTTACCATGCCACCAATCTTTCTTAACAATTTTAAAGTTTGTTTTTGTATCCTTATCTTCCTTAATATCAATATCAGGATAAACGGCTTTGTATTGACTACTACGTACTAAATCACGACAATACTCCGCAGACTCTAAGGATAAAGCACCAGAATACGATGCCGTAATAAAACGCATCCAATACCACTGGGACCAACACCAAGCCGGAAACATAATTGAACATACGATTGTTTTAGAAGTTCCTGGGGGTACATTAATAATAACATCGTGTAGCTTTTGTTGACGATTTGCGACCCTTTTGGCGACACGTTCTAATTCCGCACATAATACCTCTATATGCCAGTTACCCTCGAATTGCTGATTACAAACTACTGGCCAAAACCATTGTATAAAGTGATATAAGCTACGGTTATTTAATTCACGGATTATAAGCAAAGGATTATCCAAAGATTCCCTCATACGATCTACTTTTGGTAGCTTCGTCCTTATAAAAGGAATTTCTTCTGTGTTAATTTCCTCGTACATCCTGAATTACTTCTGGGGTTTGTATTTCTGTGTCTTTTGGACGGGTAAACTCTGCCGGAATACGTTTAATTCCTAATTTTTTCAAAGTCAGCAATTCCTCATTACTCATATCGCTAAAATCAACATTTTTAACCATAATATTAAGGTTACGGGTTTGCTCGGTTTTAACAATATCCATCCATTTATCACCGTGGCGTGTTTTAAGCAAATAAATAGCGGCAGTTACACTCGGTTGAACAAATTTAGTAGTAGTTTTTTTTAGTATTACAATTTCTCCGTTGCGAGTCATATGCTCGGCTGACTCGTGCTCCTGAACTACGTAGCCCAACGCCTGTTTATGCAGGGAATCAACTACCTTCATGCTATCGTACATCCGACCTTCCTCTAAAGCTTTCCCGAATTCTGGAATGTCCCGATGATATGCGGTAAAGGTTTGAAGACTAATTTTAAGAAATTCGGCAATTTCTTCGTTTGTACAACCAAACCTTGCAAGCCGATGTGCTTCCTCAATCATGGATTCCCGAAACTTATACGGAAATTGATGTGCCGTCATCTCTGGGATTTCATCAGGGTGGGAGAATTTGTCTCGTTTGCGTTTCATGTGATTTTATGTGCGTAATTGATTATAAAATAGGTTTGCGGATTGTAAATAAATTGAATTGATCCGAAATTTAAAAATATATTTGAGACAACAAGTTGAAATCCTATTGTTTGCTAAAATAAAATAAATAAATGCATACTTAACATGTTAAATTCTATATTTAATATAAAGTTTTTTAATTACTTTTAAATACCAATACTCGCAAATACTAAAATGTAGTTACGGCATGAATAAATTCCTATACTATGCAAATAATACATTTGCAAAAATCCTATATTTTTTTAGAAATTTTTGTACCCTTCCCAATAAATGTAATAATATTCTACAAAAAGGTAAATATAAAATGCGTATATAACGGCATGATATATACCCTAATTTGCGATAAACGGTAAATAGAAATACTAATAGTATAAGTAAGTATATATACTATTATTAATTCATGCCGGTATGATTTACAAATATAAAAACGCAAATAAAGTAAATAAGAATATATCCTATATATAATAGATAGTATATACCGAAGTATATTTAAACGTACAATAGGGATATATGGCAAATGAATATATATATATATATGGGATATTTGGAAAAAGGGTAAAATATTTTGAATATATAAAAGGTTATTTCAAATAATGACTAAAAAATTTACACAATTATGAGGAACGTCATGACCCTGGGTCCACCTTTCAATCATTCGAATCACATTGATTTATTATCCCATTACTACTCATATAGTATAGTCTATTATATATATACTATTACCTACCTATACACATCCCTATCTGTAAGCAATAACGTCTTATTTGCGCTTATTTACACCATGCTACGTGTTCACCCTTTTGTTTACGGTTATTTGACTACTTTTAATAGGGTGACTGGGTGGACCACGTCACACCACATTTTCTGCCCATTTTAGGCATTTTAATATATATCCGATATATCTTTATATTCTATCTATACTCTTATAACTATCTATTTGCGCTATCTATATACATTCTATACCTGGGTGTTTCACATTATACTATCTATCTATATTATACTATTCGTATTTATTAATTTACTCTTTTTGCCGGTATTCTTTTGTTTTTATTCTATACCTGGCAATTCACATTTACTTCCTTACTATATCCGGATCACCGGCAATACTTTTAATACGATATATTTATTTGCCGGATATTATACCTTTTGCGCTATTTCACGCATTTATTTTATACGTTTGCGCAATAGTATATATTATATTAAGTATATACTATTGCGTATATTAAGACGTTGTTTTAATCGCATTTTAAACCTATTTTAAGACGTTATTTTTATATAATAGATTACTATCTTATTTTAATATTAACGATGCTTCATGCGCTTAATAAATAGGCTACAAACGATAAAATATATTTTAGTGATTCAGTATCAATCCGGTATTTTTGTGCGTATATTACACCCAGCGGAAGCAAACAGAGTATCCGATTATATTGTTAAATAACATTTATACTAATTATTATGAACTCAGAGTACTTTTTTAACCCAGCATTTTTAGTAGCTTTTGTAGCTATCTTTTTTGTCCTTGCCTTTGTCGCAGCATACCTGACCACTCCAACACCCAAAAAGGCAGTCAAACGGTGATCCGGTATATTAGTTCACCCAGCCAGTCCGCAACCCTATAAAGGTGCGGACATCGCTGGTGCCAGGCGGATGGGTTACAACCTCCACCATAAGATTGGTTCACCAGCCGGCATAAAGCTTACAAAAATTAA